GGTATCGTGTTGATCTATAAGGGCTGCATCTAACTTTGACATATCAGATATTTATACGGTAAATACATCATGCTACTGAACAACTATAAAGGCAAACTGCTAATTGCACAGCCCAAATGCGATAGTAATTTCTTCAAAGAAAGTGTGGTGTTAATAACTAGACACAACAGCTACGGCGCCTGGGGAATTATTATCAATAAGCCCGTGCCCGATCCCAGCTGCGATCTAGTAGATATATTTGAGCATATCGGGATGGATAATGCAGTGGGCGTAAATGCTCCGTTGTACGTCGGTGGTCCTATAGAACGAAATCGAGTATGTCTAGTACATTCAAATGATTGGTCATCTAGCAGTACTTTGGAAATATCCCCGGAGTTGTCAGTTACCACTGATATAAGCGTACTGGCAGCAATATCACAAGGAATCGGGCCAATGTATTATCGCACCTGTTGTGGAGTTAGTAGTTGGGGACCAAATCAACTTGAAGGCGAGATGAAGGGGCAAGCCCCGTGGACTCCTAAGCATCGATGGTTAGAAATCCAGGGCACTGAAAAAAATGTATTTGAGACAGAACCAACACTTCAATGGAACAGCTTGCTAACGCAGGCAGTTGAATTAGAAGTTAAAGAGTGGTTTTAATCTTTTTCGCTATTCAAATTAGCCAGCATTGCTCGAATCTTTGCTCCACCTAGTTCTGCCTTAACTTTCGGCGCACCGGCTCCCTTAGTTGGGTCCACTTCAAAAATTTCTCCAGTTTCCGGATCGGTAGTAGTGCTTACTGTGCTGGTCCTTTTTAGGTTTGCAATCAAATTGCTGCCAGCAGTAGGTCGTCCACCGCCCTGACTTAGACTACGGTTGTCTTCCTCTTCTCCTAGATCTAGAATACGCAGGGTTTCTACATTGAACTCTAGATCAACCTTTTGCCCAACTCCTGATGACGAGCGTGTCTTCATAAACTGGATTTGATAGCGTCCACGTTCCTTCATAGCCCTAGAAGTAAAGATACCAATTACATTATCTGCCGTCATAATCTTACTCAAACCACCTGAGATATGACTGTGATCAAACTCAATTTCTTCAACAGCACTACGGTTCAACTGTGACGCTGTAACTGTAATACATTGTGTTTCCATAGCCAAATTTCGAATCTCTTCAGATACGTATTTGTCTTTAACAAACAGATCGCTAGGACTTACCTTCACACTTAAAGGCATCATTAAATCGAGGTAATCTATTAAGATTACATCTGGTTTCACGCCTTTTTTGACCTGATATTCCTTCAAATAGGCTCGAATATCGTTACAATTTTTACCTGAGGGCATATACTTGACTTGCATACTTCCCGCATTTCTAGCGGTCATTTTAACCTTCAATTCCACATCATCTAAGTTCTTAAAGATCTCTCTAGTACCAATACCAGTCATCATAGAATCCAGTCGCATAGCAACCAATCCTTCACTAAGTTCAAATGTAAGATACAATACATTCAATCCGGCCAGTGCCCAGTTTACACCTAAGTTGGCTAAGAACAAACTCTTGCCGCCACCTGAACCGGCACAGAAAATATTCAATTCACCACGGTTAAAACCACCATACAATTTCTTATCAATACTAGGCCATCCGGTACTAACTTGTCCATTACCATCTTTTAATTTTGACAGTCGTGCTCTAGGATCTTCAAAATAATCTGTACCCATGTCCTTGTTCAAGCTGATCTGAATAGCGTCCTTAATCAGTTTCTCAACTGGACCATAATCTCCAGCTTCTAGTAAATCACTAGATTCAATAATAGCTCTCTCTAATCCTTTGTGACGACTAAAGTTTTCGAACTCATTCATTAACCACTCGTAGTTTTCCTTGGGCAATACTGCTGGAGCAAATTGACTTCGGGTAGAAGCATTAACAATATTTGCTTCTGGCATTACTTTGTATTCATCTACATATTTGGTAATAAATGTTGCGGCATCTTGTAATCTCTGATCAAAGTTAAGCGGATCAAAAATGTTCTGGCAGCGTACAAATGTTTCTGCATCACTAAGAAACATTTCTATGTATAACTTCTGTACTTCATAGTCATAATTAGGTTTTAGGGTTTTATCTTTTTTATTCATTGATGCTTTCTAGTTTTTTCTTCAGTAAATTAATTTTTATCTCTCCGTGAATACGGTAGTGTATAATTGTGGTTAATACATATAGCCGGCCATATCTTTTCACAGCGTCAGCAACATCTTTAATATCATCTGCCCAAGGTGGCAAACTAACACTCCAATTGTTTGCTATTGCTGCCTTGAGCAGTACTGCTCCTGGCTTATCTTTATCAGGAACAATGATAACTTCCTTACCTAATACATTCAGTCTAGTGCATTGTGTCTGATTAGGTTCATTGTGCATGAATGCAACTCCATCAATTGCAATTGCGTCAAATTGGCCTTCAACTCCGATAACAAATTCTCGATTGTCAGTCTGACGATCTATGTTAAAAACATATCCAGGCTGTGCATCTGTTAGATACTTTGGCTTGCCGTCTTTAATTTTTCTACCTGTGTATCCTACAATTTTCCCTTCATTGTAGAATGGAATTATAACTCTATCACGAAATCCAGGAGTTGCACTCCAATGCCAATCATACCACTCATAATCCATTCCGCGGTCTAGCAAATAGTTAATTACTGCTACTAAGTCAGGATCTTGACATCCTTCATTGACCCAAGCATTTATGCTTTTACATTCATCGGGTAATGGTTTTTCTACTAGATCAAGAATGATAGGTTTCTCGACCTTGGGCATATCTTCTTTATTCTTTAGGGCTTCGAGCCCTAATTTTTGTATCTCTATCTCCGGTAAACCTAGCCAGGATAGTATTGATTTCGTGTTCTTACTTAATAGCTTACCTGGTGACCATCCTGCTTTGAAATTACAGTTAAAGCAATGATACTGAAATCCATCATTGTTAAACAACATGCCACCACGCTGGCGCTTGTCTTGCTTTTCTCCGTTATGGATACAACAAGGTGCGTTGAAACTTATCCACCCGCTGGGAGTAGCTTTTCGTTTCGGAGGTAAGATTGTTTGTACTGCTGCCTGTATCAGGTTCATGCAGTTAGTTTAACTTCTTAGCAATACTTTGTCAAAGTTTCCGGCGTAAGTAGTGTCATCGTTAAATCCAGTTTGTGGATTCTTAGCAGGAATATATCTAACTCTTAAGTGAGTGAAAATACCATTTGCACTCATATAATCTACACCAGTGAATCCGGTGTATGTTCTACTTTGAAGAATCGCATAGTGGCCAAACGTAGTAGGACTATTATCCAATGTGCCTTCTAAGTATACTATTCCTCTAAAATTTCTCATGTAGAATGCTGTAGACAATGTACCGTTTCTATTTTGAGAATCTGGATATATTCGAACATTACCAGTATTGTATTCCCACCATAATTTTCCAGCATCACTATTAAACACTCGCTGGAAGGTCACAACTTCGATACTAGGTTTTGCCGCTGGGAAAACTTCTTCTTTTAATTCTAAGATACCCGGAACATCGTAATAAGTATTTGAATACGTAGGATTCAAAGTACCATCTTCTTCTAACATAACAACAGAAAAATTGTAGGCTTTAGATTCCATATCTAATGTATCGCTGGCCGTAAAAATAACTTGACCGAGGCCTTTAGATATGTAGGTGGTAGCAGAAGAGCCAGTATCGATAATATCAATATTCTTGCTTAAAATTAAACTTCTGTTTTCGCTAGTTTCATAAACGTTAAGTACAAATGTAGAAGAGCTAACATCTAATCTTTTCTGATCCGAATTTTTGAATTGCAGTTGTACAGTGTTCTTAACACCTTTTTGAATTTTAAGAGGTCGCTGATACATAATTTGGTTTATTTCCTTATTATTGTCCAGATCTAGTGTTACATCGAACAAATTGGTATATAAATAGACTGGTAATTTCTGCATATAGGTATTTATTAGAAATCAATGACAACAAAAGAGAGCTTCCAAGAAAACTATCCTTTTATGACCTGCATCAAGTGTAATGATACAGAATATTTAGGTATTATTATAAACTTCGATCAGCAAGTAACGAGTCTGTACGACTTTGCTGTGATTAACAATTCAGGTTACCAGAACTTATTTCTAGAATTAGGTGATGTTTGGTGGTGGGAATCAAATCGTAAAATACCCATTAACATTTTTCTTAAACAAGACATGTCTTCGTTTAAGCCTTATATTAAAACATTTAATACTAAGGATGTAGAAGTTGTATTCGGACCAACTGTCAATTTAGGCGATATCGCAGAAAAGCGAGTCAAACGTAAATCAATTCAACTGGTCCGAAATCCTAAGAAGGTTAGACCTTAAAATACTCGTTTCAAGATAGTTAAACCACAGCAGTTTATATATCTATCTTTGAGAATCCATTGTGGATTCTCAGCTAAGAATTCTGTTACCGCAGGCCATAACCCTTTGCCTTCTGGGCCGGGTTTAACATAACAATCAAAATGTTCGCCTGTGCGTCGATCACCAAATACTGTAGTATCATGCATGATAATATATTTTCTAGCATAGTCGGCATGCAACTTTAGTTCTTGCTTTAGTTGTTCATAAATGTGCCATGTATCAATAAACAATAAATCTGTAGGTTCAATAACGGTACTAGGATTGCCAGTATCACCTATCCTGAAATGATAATCAACACCGTATGTCGGTGCTAGTGCTTTTGCTCTATCAACAGGACACTGTTCGGCATCATAAGAAATTAATTTCTTAGGTCTTGCCAATAAGAATGCCCAGGTAGTTACTACACCCCGTACTCCCATCTCAGTAATGTGATCGCATTCCAATGCATGTTTGTAGATAGTTTCCATGTGTTCATGGATATCGCCTGGGGTGTTTTTATTATAATTGTAATAATCGAAAATTGAGTCCATGTTTTTCTCCTAAGTAATGTTCTCGCAAATTAAATTCATTTGCACCACGATTGCTTGAGCATAAGCAACTGCATGTGCCTTCTTAAAGAAGTATTCGTCGCTTGCAGGTTTTTGCCAAACCTCGCTGTTTACAGTATCCCAATCTTGTCCGATTAGATAACGCTTTGCAGGTCGAATCATAGCTAATACCGCAGCCAGTTGTTCCACACTTGTCGGCTGCATCTGTCTTAAAATAGATCCGTGCCCGTTAACGTGAAACAACAAATTAACAAAATCGTCCTGAGTAAGTAGTTCCCATATTGGACTGGTATCCATTAATTTATTAAGGTGTCCCTCGTCTCTGATGCCATTGTATATGCCTACGTTTAAGAAATCTATCTTAAAGTAGCCGCGGGTTTCTGCTTCTTCGTATGCAATAGAAGATAGTTTAGTTAAAGGATTGTACGGGATAGAATGACAATATACGCCAGTATTGTGCTTTTTATAAATGCCATTTTCTATCCTGCTAGCAGGTATGTGTTTGATAATAGATAAGATTTTATCTCTATCTGCAAAATCGATATCAATATCCATTATTCAATTCCTGCTTCTTTACAAATTTCTTTAACTAATGCTACGTCTGCCGGTACTGCCTTGAATTTCTTAAGCCAGAAAGGCAAATCAAAAGCCGGAGCTATCATGTCAAGCTGATCATTGTTAAATTTATTTAAGAGCTCTTTCCCACCTCGGCAATTTAATAGTAGCCACGGACTTATTTTTCCGTTACGTATGTCATGTACTGCTCTGTTAAGATTGACGTAATTAAAATAATGATTAAATTCCGCTTGACTAATATCGCCCCATTCCATCATTGTTTGAATACTACGTTGCACCGCAGACTCAACTGGTTCTGCTTTAAGCATATCAAATAGGTATGAATCATACAGTTCATCTCTACACCAGTGGTCAAGTTTAACTCCGCTCTTAATAACGTAATCCATAAACTTTTCTGGATAAAGCGGTAACACATTGTTTATGAAACTGCCAAATTTAACAAATGCATTGTAATACGGACTCTTACAAAAATCTTCATAAGTCTTATCTTTCTTAGCAGCCTGCGTCATTCTAAAAAATTTGTTAAACGCCATGAAACCTGCCTGCACCCGCTTCTCATCCTTCTGCATAGCCCTACGTTTGTTTTCGCACATGTGAGCATACAGAGTTTTTTCTTTCATAAAACTCTTGCTACAATGTACACAATTAAAAGGTTGATCTGCCAACGCTATCACTCGTATTCTTTCCGTTGTTTTTTGTCAAATCCCATCTTATCAAACAACTCTTCTTTATCTTTCTTATCCATCAATGATGCCATTAGACGAACTTCATCCATTTTCATTGCAGGATACAATTCGCACAAAAGTTTTTCAATTTTAACTGCTTTTGTTTTTTTACCTGCTGCAAGATAAGGATGATATGCCGACATACCAACACCGACTGCCGCAAATAATTTCCACAATAGAGCCTTATGATTCTTACTCAATGTCCAGTGATTTTTGTTAACCAGTTCATTGGTCATTTCAAGGAAATGTTCTTGAACGTCTCGGTCACCTTGGCAACTTGCAGTATATCGCAATAAAATAAATGGAGCAAATGATTTCTTTTCTTCAGCAGTTAGGTTATCATAAAAATCATATTCTTTATGATCAACTGCCTTTAGTTCACGTTTAATATCGAGCATGTTACCAATCTAAAGTATTTGAAGAACCCGGGTTGTCCGAGCCTTCTTTACTAATGTAATATAATATTTTAACACGATCTAATGCCTTTTGTAAAGTGGGATTTGTCCGGGCAGCACGATGAATCTCACCCCATAGCTTTGAATCCATAATGTGTTCGTGTAATGGTCTGCCGTCGGCAGTGCGAGGGTCTATTTTATTTTCATAATGATATCCCACAACTGATCGTTCAGTCTCGCCTTCTCGACGAGCGTATACGGTATCGTCTACACGTTCGTATATCAGTTTAACATTTGGAGTAAGTGATCCCATATTACCAGCATTTTGTGTAGTCTACTAACTCACATTGTCTACTAACTTCTTTTACAAAATATGCACACAACGGATTGTCGCCGGCGTGTAATGGTGTGCATAATAACTGGCCTGGTTTCATTTTAGGAAAATACCATTTTACATCTTGGTAGACATTTACAATATCAATTTCATGAAACTCTGGTCTAAAACTTCCTAAAGGATTAAAACAGTATGCCTTAAAACCTCTATCATTTAAGCTAGTAATAGGAAGAATCTCCATATCAGGACCTTCTGGATCTCCAACAATACAACACCAGTCTAACGGCATTGTGATTTCATGGTCGCCTATTTTTAACACTACTGCCGGGCCTGTGAAACTTTCTAAAAATATAAGTGGAATATAAAAATAATCTGGATTATTATTATCACTATTATCTAAAACAGCGAATCTAATGTCCTCTTCAATCTCATCTGGAAGATCGTTGAGGAACATTGTTTTATTGTCTAACGTTAAAATTTGCATTATTGATATTTTACCTTTTGAATCTCGAACGGATACTTTGCGTCCTTGTAGAATTTCTTACGCTCTGTAAGATGTCGCTTTGCATATTTGGTCGCTCCGGTAATGTCCCAGATTTGTACAAAGTCTTTATCGTCAGCTTTTCTAATGCCGCGGCCGATACTTTGTATAACTCTAACAAAGCTCTTTCCGGGTTCCAGAAGAACCAGATTAAAAATACGAGGAATATTAATACCCACAGCGGCCACACCGTAAGTCGCCACAATAATCTTATTAGTACTAGTTTTAATTTCGTCATATTCTTCTTTTCTATCTTTTGTTTTAACTTTGCCAGAGATAAACACACTGTCGGGTAAATTTTCCACAAGGAATTCACCCGACTCAATTCTGTCTACTAACACTAGTGTATTACCAGACTCGGCTATCCCGTCAACCAAATTGGCAATATATTTCATACGCTTTTCATCTGTAACCAAATATTTTAATTCTTCGGGATATCCACTAAACTCTTTCCATTCAGCAGTTTGAATAACCTGCACATGACACGACGACAACACTCCT